GAGCAGGATGCCGACCAGATCGAGCGGACGAACGACGCCATCTCCCGGCTCGGGCTGATATGGCGCGGCCTCTCGAACCAGCTGGCGGTGGCTGCAGCCCCCGCGCTGGAAGCCGTCGCCAACGCCATGGCGGCGGTGGCCAGTCGGACCGGACCGCTCGGCATCGCGATCCGCGGTCTCTTCGACAACATCGGCCGCCTGACGACCTACGCCGCCACCTTCGCGGCCTTCCTCGCGGGGCGCTGGGTGGCTGGCATGGCCGCTGCGGCGCTGTCGGTTCGTGGCCTCGCCACGGCGCTGGTCCTCCTGCGCGGCGCGCTGATCCGTACCGGCATCGGGGCGCTGATCGTCGGCGCGGGAGAGCTCGTCTATCAGTTCACCCGCCTCGTGTCCGGCGCGGGCGGCTTCGGCGAGGCGATGTCGCTCCTGAAGGACGTGGCCGTCGAGGTCTGGGAGCGGATCAGGATGGGCGCGGCGGCGGCGGGTGCAGCCGCCACGGCGATGTTCTTCGACCTGAAGGCCGACGCCGCCTCGGGCATGCAGAGCGCCATCGAGAGCGTCGTCGGTTTCGGGAATACGGCCGCGAACACCTTCGAGGGCGCCTACGAGGCGATCAAGGCGATCTGGGGCCTGCTGCCGGCCGCCATCGGCGATCTGGCGTTCCAGGCGGCCAACAGCCTGGTCGACGGCGTCGAGGCGATGCTGAACGGCGTGGTCTCGCGCATCAACGGCTTCATCGGCGGCATCAATCAAGGGCTCGAAGCGCTCGGGTCGGAGCGGCGAATATCGCTGGTTCCGGACCTCGACCTCGGCGAGATCGAGAACCGCTTCGAAGGGGCGGCTAGTGCTGCCACGACGGCGGCGCAGGCGGCGTTCGACCGGGCTTTCGAGGACAACCCGCTCACCGCGCCCGATCTCGGCCTGCCCGAGGCGGCGAACCGCGCGCTCGCGTCCGCTAACGTCTATCGTGGCGCCGCGCGCGATCTGGCCGAAGGGGCCCGCGCGCCGCTGGAAAGTTGGCAGGCCCTGCGCGATGCCGTGCGCGGCACCGACGAGGCCAGTGCCGATGCGCTGACCGAGGCTACGGGAGCGGCGGAGCGGCTCGAGACGGCGCTCGGCGATGCCGGACGCGCCGCGACGGATGCAGGCGCGGCGGCCGGAGCCGCCGCCGCTGCCGCGGAGCCCGCGACCGAGGCGGCCGTCACAGGCTGGCAGTCGGTCACGGCGGCGCTCTCCGACTATGCCAGCAAGGCGCGCGAGATCGGTGGCGATATCGGCCAGAGCCTCGTCGGCGCTTTCCAGTCGGCCGAGAACGCGGTTGGCCAGTTCGTGAAGACCGGCAAGCTGAACTTCCGCGATCTGGTAACCTCGCTGCTCGCCGATCTCGCCCAGCTGGCGGCGCGGCGGTTCATCCTCGGGCCGATCGCCAGTGCGCTCTCGGGTGTCTTCGCTGGTGCTGGCGGCATCTTCGCCAACGTCCTGCATGCGGGCGGGATGGTAGGGTCCGCGGGCCCCTCGAGGATGGTCCCGGCCATGGCCTTCGCCGCTGCGCCCCGGATGCATGGCGGCGGCATGGCCGGGCTTCGCCACGATGAGGTGCCCGCGATCCTGCAACGCGGCGAGCGCGTGCTGTCGCGGCGTGAGGCGCAGAGCTACGGCGCGGGCGGCGGTGTCAATGTCACCATCATGGCGCGTGACGCCGAGAGCTTCCGCCAGTCGCGCACGCAGATCGCCGCCGACATCGCCCGCGCCGTCTCGCTCGGGCGGAGGGGCATGTGATGGCGTTTCACGAGGTCCGGTTCCCCGACAACATCAGCCGGCGCGCGCGCGGCGGGCCGGAACGGCGCACACAGATCGTCGAGCTCGCCTCCGGCGATGAGGAGAGGAACGCCAGCTGGGCGAACTCCCGTCGGCGCTACGATGTCGCCTACGGCATCCGCCGCGCCGACGATCTGGCGGCGGTCGTCGCCTTCTTCGAGGCGCGAAACGGTCGCCTGCACGGTTTCCGCTTCAAGGACTGGGGCGATCACAAGTCCTGCCTGCCGTCCCAGACGCCAGCGCCGACCGATCAGGCGATCGGCACCGGCGACGGCACGACGAGCGCCTTCCAGCTGGTGAAGCGCTACGCCTCCGGCGCGCAAACCTGGACACGCGCCATAGCCAAACCGGTGACCGGAACCGTGCGCATCGCGCTCGGCGGGGTCGAGCAGCCCTCCGGCTGGTCGGTCGACACCGCCACCGGCGTCGTCACCTTCAGCGCCGCGCCGGGCGATGGCGTCGCGATCACCACGGGCTTCGAGTTCGACGTGCCGGTCCGCTTCGACAGCGACCTGCTCGATGTCACCCTCGATGTCGAGCGGCTCGGCTCGATCACCTCCATTCCGCTTCTGGAACTGCGCCGATGAAGAACTTGGATCCTGCCCTGCAATCCCATCTCGACGAGGGCACGACCACGCTCGCCTGGTGCTGGCGGATCGCCCGCGCCGATGGCGTCACCTTCGGCTTCACCGATCACGACCGGACGCTCGCCTTCGATGGCACCGACTTCGAGCCCGAGAGCGGGCTGACGGCCTCCGAGGTCCGCTCAGGATCGGACCTGTCGGTCGATGCGCAGGACGCGGAAGGCGTGCTGACCTCCGACCGGATTACCGAGACCGACATCTTGGACGGCCGCTGGGACAACGCGGAGGTCGACGTCTGGCGCGTGAACTGGGCGGATGCCAGTCAGCGCGTGCTGATGCGCCGCGGCGCCATCGGCCAGATCCGGCGCGGGCGGCTCGCCTTCGTCGCCGAGGTCCGCTCGCTCGCGCATGTGCTCGGCCAGACGGTCGGGCGGACGTTTCAGGCGACCTGCGATGCCGCGCTAGGGGACGCGCGCTGCGGCGTCGATCTGGAGGACCCGGCCTTCAAGGGCACAGGTGCCGTGATCGATCTGCTGCGCGACCGAGCCTTCACCGCCTCGGGTCTCGGCGATTTCGAGGCCGGCTGGTTCACCTTCGGCAGGCTGGACTGGACGAGCGGCGCGAACGCCGGGCGGCGGACGGAGGTGCTCGGCCATGACGTCACGGACGGCGTGGCGATCCTGACCCTGCTCGAGGCGCCGGTGCGGGCCATCACCGAGGGTGACGCCTTCACCATCCGCGCGGGCTGCGACAAGCGGATGGAGACCTGCGGGGCGAAGTTCGCGAACACAGCCAACTTCCGCGGTTTCCCACACATCCCCGGACAGGATGCCGTCCTCCGCTACGCCACGAAGGACGGCGGCCACGAGGGAGGCGTGCTGTGACGCAACCCCTCGCATCGGCCGACCCGACGCGCGTCATCTCCGTCGCACGCTCCTGGCTCGGCACGCCCTATCACGACCAGGCGAGCCTGCGCGGCATAGGCTGCGACTGCCTCGGGCTGGCACGGGGCGTCTGGCGCGAAGTGGTGGGTCCCGAGCCGTTCCCGATCCCGCCCTACAGCCGCGACTGGGGCGAGACCGGCCCGCGCGAGGTGCTGGCCGACGGCGCGCGCGCCATGATGATCGAGGTGTCGCCCGCCGAGGCTGGTCCCGGCGCGCTGGTGCTGTTCCGCATGAAGCCCCGCGCCATCGCCAAGCATGTCGGGATCCTGACCGCTCCCGCCACCTTCCTCCATGCCTACGAGCGGCTCGGCGTGATCGAGGAGGCGCTCACCCCATCCTGGCGGCGGCGCATCGCCTTCGCCTTCCTGTTTCCGCAACGCTGAGACCCCGACCATGGCCACCCTCGTTCTCGGTGCCGCAGGCGCCGCCATCGGCGGCAGCATCGGCGGCGCGATCCTCGGCGTCAGCGCCGCCACCATCGGCGGCTTCATCGGCTCCAGCATCGGCTCGGTCGTCGACAGCTGGATCATCTCGTCGCTGGCGCCGACGCAACGCATCGAGGGCGCGCGGCTCGACACGCTGCGCATCACCTCGGCCACCGAAGGCGCGGTGATCCCGCGGCTCTATGGTCGGATGCGGATGGGCGGCAACATCATCTGGGCGACGGATTTCCGCGAGGAGACCAAGACCACCACGCAGGGCGGCGGCAAGGGCGGCGGGGGCGGCAAGGTCAAGACGACCGAGTATCTCTACTACGCCAGCTTCGCCGTCGCGCTCTGCGAGGGCCCGATCACCGGCATCGGGCGCATCTGGGCCGACGGCAAGCCGATGGACCTCTCCGGCGTCACCTGGCGCTGGTATCCGGGCGACGAGACCCAAACCGCTGATCCGTTCATCGCGTCAAGGATGGGTGCCGCCAGCACGCCCGCCTATCGCGGGACGGCCTATGTGGTCTTCGAGGAGCTGGCGCTCTCGACCTATGGCAACCGCCTGCCGCAGCTGTCCTTCGAGGTGTTCCGCCCGCTTGCCGATCCCGACACCGCCGAGGGGCTCACCCGCGCCGTCACCATGATCCCGGCCTCGGGCGAGTTCACCTACGCGACGCAGGCGATCCGCAAGACCGATGGCGGCGCGACGGTGCCCGAGAACCTGAACGCGCTGGCCGACTCCACCGACATGGTGGAGGCACTGGACCGGCTGCAGGCGATGGCGCCCGCGGTCGAGAGCGTCAGCCTCGTGGTGGCGTGGTTCGGCGACGATCTGCGGGCGGGCTCCTGCAAGGTGCGGCCCGGCGTCGAGGTGTCGGCCAAATCCACCACGCCCGCCAGCTGGTCGGTGAACGGCGTGAGCCGCACCAATGCCTTCCTCGTCAGCCGCGACGATCAGGACCGCCCCGTGTATGGCGGCACGCCGTCCGACTTCGCGGTGGTGCAGGCGATCCAGGAGATGAAGGCGCGCGGGCTGCGGGTCACCTTCTATCCGTTCATTCTGATGGACGTGCCGCCCGGCAACACGCTGCCGAACCCCTACAGCGACAACGAAGCGGAGACGGGCCAGCCTGCCTTCCCGTGGCGGGGGCGGATCACCTGTTCTCCCGCGGCGGGATATGCGGGATCGGTCGACAAGACGACGACGGCCGCCACGCAGGTGGCGGCGCTGTTCGGCGCGGCCACGCCCGCCAGCTTCAGCGTCTCGGGTGAGAGCGCCAGCTGGACCGGGCCATCCGGTGACTGGGGTCTGCGGCGCATGGTGCTGCACTACGCCCATCTCTGCGCGGCGGCGGGCGGAGTGGACGCCTTCCTGTTCGGGACCGAGATGCCGGGGCTGACGACGATCCGCTCGGGCGCGGCCACCTATCCGGCGGTGCAGGCCTATAGGGACCTGCTCGCGGATGTGCGCTCGATCCTCGGGTCCGGCACCAGGATCGGCTATGCGGCCGACTGGTCGGAGTATTTTGGGCACCAGCCGGGCGATGGTTCGGGCGACGTGTTCTTCCACCTCGATCCGCTCTGGGCCGATCCGGAGATCGATTTCGTCGGGATCGACAACTACATGCCGCTGTCGGACTGGCGCGACGGGTTCGAGCATGCGGACGCGGCCGAGGGCTGGCCCGCGATCTACGACCGGGCCTATCTGCAGGGGAACATCGCGGGCGGCGAAGGCTTCGACTGGTTCTATGCCAGCGCGGCCGATCGATCTGCGCAGGTCCGCACGCCGATCACGGACGGTGCGGCGGCCAAGCCGTGGGTCTTCCGCTACAAGGATCTGCGCGCCTGGTGGTTGAACCCGCACTACAACCGCCCGGGCGGCGAGGAGGGCGGGACGCCGACGGCATGGGTGCCGCAGTCGAAGCCGATCTGGTTTACCGAGCTTGGCTGTCCCGCCATCGACCGTGGGACCAACCAGCCGAACGTGTTCTTCGATCCGAAGTCGTCCGAGAGCTTCACGCCGCATTTCTCGCGCGGCTGGCGCGACGACGCCATCCAGCGTGCCTATCTCGAGGCGACGTATCTCTGGTGGGGCGAGGCCGCGAACAACCCGGTGTCCTCGGTCTACGGCGGCCGGATGGTGCATGTGCCGGAATGCGCCGCCTGGACCTGGGACGCGCGGCCCTATCCGTTCTTCCCGGCGCTGACCGACGTGTGGACGGACGGGGCGAACTGGCGGCTGGGGCACTGGCTGACCGGGCGGCTCGGGGCGGTATCGCTGGCGGCGCTCGTCCGGCACCTCTGCCTGCGCGCCGGTCTGCCCGAGGCAAGGATCGACGTCAGCGGCCTCTGGGGCGCGGTCGAGGGCTACGCCATCACCGCGCTGGAGAGCCCGCGCGCCTCGATCACGACGCTGTCGCGCCACTTCGGTTTCGATGCTGTGGAGACCGAGGGCGTGATCCGCTTCATCATGCGCGGCCGGGCCTCGGTCGCCACCCTCGGGCCCGACGATCTGGTGGCCGCCCGCGAAGGCGACCTGCTGGAACTGACCCGCGGCCAGGAGACCGAACTCCCGCAGGCGCTGAAATGGCAGATTGCCCGCGCCGACGAGGATTACGACGCCGCCCTCGTCGAGGCGCGGCGCATCACGGTGGACACGACACGGATCGCCTCCGAGTCTTTCCCCATGGCGGTGCCGCCCGAGGAAGCCGAGCGCCGCTGCCGCCGCGCGCTGATGGAGGCGTGGGTGGGGCGCGAGACGGCGGCGTTCCGTCTGCCGCCCTCGCGCCTGGCGCTCGATCCGGCCGACGCGCTCCGGCTGGAGCATGACGGGCGGCTGGTCGATCTGCGGCTCGTCTCCATCGCCGACGCCGAGGCGCGCGGCATCGAGGCGGTGCGCCAGGACCGGGCGACCTACGACCTGCCGCCCGGCGATCCCCGCGCGGCATCGCTCACACGGGCCGTCGTGTTCGGCGCGCCGGATGCGGTGCTGGTGGACCTGCCGCAGCTGACCGAGGATCAGCCCGCACATCGGCCGCTGGTCGCGGCGCATGCCGTGCCGTGGCCGGGCGAGATGGCGGTGTTTCGCAGCCCCTCTACGGATGGGTTCGAGTTGCTGACCACGTTTGGCAGCCGCGCCCGGATCGGGGCGCTGGCATCGGACTTCTACGCAGGGCCCACCGCGCGCTTCGACCTCGGCAATGCGCTTCTGGTCGATCTGCTCACCGGCACGCTGGAGAGCGTCACCGACCTGACCCTGTTCGGCGGCGCCAATGCACTCGCCATCGAGAGCGCGCCCGGCGTCTGGGAGATCGTGCAGGCGGGCGCGGCGGAATTGCTGGCGCCCGGCCGGTATCGCCTGACCCGCTTGCTGCGGGGTCAGCGCGGCACCGAGGGTGCGATGGGTAACCCGGCGCCTGCGGGAGCGCGGGTCGTCGTGTTGGACTCTGCGCTTGCCTCGCTGCCCATCGCGGAGGCGGATCTCGGCATCCCGTGGAACTGGCGCATCGGCCCGGCCAGCCGCCCGGTCAGCGACGAGACCTATGTGGCGCAGTCCCTCACCCCAGCGGGCGTGGGGCTGCGGCCGTTCTCGGTCGCGCATGTCGAGCAGCCGTGGCGCAAGCCCCGCACGCCCGGCGATCTGACGATCCGCTGGACGCGCCGGTCCCGCGCGCTCGCGGCCGACAGCTGGGGCGGGCTCGAGGTGCCGTTGGCCGAGGAACTCGAAGCTTACGAGGTCGAGATCCTTGATGGCGCGACCGCTAGGCGGGTGCTGAGCACCGCCACCACCAGCGCGCTCTACACCGCCGCCGCCCAGACCGCCGACTGGGGGGCGCCGCTCGGCTCCGGCGACACGCTCGACATCCGCATCTTCCAGCTCTCCGCCCTCGTGGGACGGGGCGCGCCGAAAACCGTCACGCTGACACTCTGAAGGCCAACCCATGTCCGACGCCACCACCCATCTCCTGCTGCCCTACATCCTGGCGGCGCAGGCCCAGAAGCATGTCACCCACAACGAGGCGCTGCGGATCCTCGACGGGCTCGTCCAGCTCTCGGTTCTCGACCGCGATCTGGCAGCACCCCCAGCGAGCCCCGCCGATGGCGACCGCTACATTGTCGCCTCGGACGCGACGGGCGACTGGGCGGGCTGGGACCTGAACGTCGCGCTCTGGACGGACGGCGCCTGGCTGCGCCTGCCGCCACGGACCGGGTGGCGGGCTTGGGTCGAGGACGAAGGATTGCTGCTGGTCTACGACGGCGCGGGCTGGATCGGGACCACACCGGCGGCGCTGCAGAACATGGCGTTACTGGGTCTGGGGACGACGGCGGATGCGTCGAACCCGTTCTCGGCCAAGCTGAACGCGGCGCTCTGGACGGCGAAGACCGTCGCCGAGGGCGGCACCGGCGATCTGTTCTACACGATGAACAAGGAGGCGGCCGGCGATGATCTCGGCCTGACCCTGCAGACCGGCTTCGTGACCAAGGCGCTGGTGGGGCTCTTCGGCTCCGACCGCTTCCGGCTGGCAGTCTCTGCCGACGGCAGCACCTTCTTTGATGGGCTCAGCGTCGACAACGCCACCGGCATCGTCGATCAGCCCCGGCTGCCGCGGTTCAAGGCCTGGACGAACTACGATAACTACGTCGGCGTCGGTACCTGGACGAAGATCGGACTGAACAACACCGACACCAACGACCAGGGAGCCTTCGACGCCGCGAACAACCACTTCGTCGCCCCCGTGGACGGCACCTACCTCTTCGGCGCGACGCTCCTCTACAAGATCAACGCCAGCGCCACGGCCCGCATGCGCGGGCGGCTGGTGCTGAACGGCACAACCGAAATCCGCGGCTCCCTCGGCGAAATCTCCGCCACCCATGTCTCGCTCGCCACCGCCATCTGGCTGCAGACCATGGTGCCGCTGACCGCGGGCGATACCGTGGAGCTGCAGGGGTATTTCCGGGTCGCGGACGGCTATTTCGCCGCCGATCACACGTCCTTCTGGGGCTGCAAGGTCGGCTGAGCGGCGGAAGGAGGATCCCGATGACTCCACCCCGATCCGAGGGCTTCGTGCGCATGCCCGACGCCGAGTTCGAGGCGATCCTGACCCGGGCGGCCGAGGAAGGCGCGAAGCGCGCGCTCGCCGATGTCGGCCTCGACGGCGACGAGGCGGCGCTCGACATCCGCGATCTGCGCTCGTTGGTGGATTGCATCCGGCTGGTGCGCCGCACCGCCATGCAGACCGCCGTCCGCATGATCACCACCGGCGTCATGCTGGCGCTGCTCGCGGGCATAGCCATCAAGCTGAAGATCTTCGGCGGCGGCCCGTAGCCGCTCCCCATCTCCCATCATCAGCCCGCAATGATCCGCCCTCGAGGCGGGTTTTTTTCATTTCCGGAGGATCCCCATGAGCACGATGTTCTACGAACACTGGCGCGAGGCGCCCGAGGGCACCTGGCGCTGGCCGAATTTCTCGCCCGCCGAAATCGCCTGCCGGGGCACCGGCAAGCTGCTTGTCAACGAGCCCGCCCTCGACAAGCTGCAGGCGCTTCGTGACCGGCTTGGCAAGCCGCTGATCGTCCGCTCCGCCTATCGCAGCCCCGAGCACAACCGCGCTGTCGGCGGCGCAACCCGTTCCAAGCACCTCGACGGCACGGCCTTCGACATCGCGATGGCGAACCACGACCCGGTGGTCTTCGAGGCGGCGGCGCGCGAAGTCGGGTTCCTCGGCTTCGGCTTCTATCCACGCTCGGGCTTCATGCATGTCGACCTTGGCCCCGCGCGACAGTGGGGCGAGCGTTTCCCCGTGCGCCCGGTGCCGCTTGCGGCCGACCATGCGCAACTACCTGGGCGAGGCTACCGTTTCACCCGCCACAAGGGAAAAGCCAAGCTCTGGCAGCACTTCGGCTTCTTCTGGTCCGAGCATATTGAGCAGCGCTCGAGCCGATAGCTCACCGAGCTTGCCGAACTCCATCCGCACAGTTGAAAGTCTCGGATCGACGTATTGCGCCATGATCGTTTCGCCGCAGCCGGTCACGGATATGTCCCGCGGGACTGACCTGCCCGACCGCTGGCACTCGGCGATGACACCCAGCGCAAGGATGTCGCCGGTACAGGCGATGGCGGTTAGATCGGGCTGCCCAGCTAGCAGGCGGCGCGTGGCAGCCCGTGCGTCTTCCGCATCGTATCCGGGCGTCTCGACCACGGCCACCTCCGGGGGTGTCAGCCCAAGCTCGCCCATACGTGCCCGTGCGCCCGCGACCCGATCGGCGATTGGCCGCGTGGTCGCGGTCGGCCCGGTGACGATGCCGATGCGAGTGTGTCCAACTGCGACGAGGGCATCAATGGCACAGGCCATCGCCGCGGCGTCCGGCATAGCGATCGATACCAGTTTTTCGCCACCGACCGGATCGTCCTGGCTGACCGCAGCGACACCGCGCCGCTCGAGCAAGGGAAGAAGATCGGGATGGCGGTAGGACCCGGTCAGAATGATCCCGTCCACCCCGCGCTCGACCATCGTGCACGCCTGGCTCAGTTCGCGCTCTGGAACGCGGTTGGAACAAGAGATCAGCAATCCGTATCCCGCGCGGTCCAGAACCTCCTCCACCCCCGCGATTGTCGGAGCGAAGATCGGGTTTCCGAGCGTCGGCACGATAAGCCCGACGGTCATGGACCGCCGACTGACAAGCGACCGAGCCGCGTTGTTCGGGATATAGTTCAATCCGCCCAGAACGTCTTGCACAGCCTGCAACTTCGCAGGTGTCACGATACCGGTGCGGTTGATCACCCGAGACACGGTGGAGATGGACACGCCCGCGAGGCGGGCAACATCCTTTATCGTAGTGGGGGAGTCCGTGCCACCGAACTTGCTTTTTTCGGTGCCGCCGGTCACCACACACCATCCTTCGTCACGGGTTCTCCGTTTCAGCTTCATATTTCTGAACAGACTTGAACCGGCTGACCAGGTAGTCGCCGGACGAGATCGGCTCATAGCGGGGCGGAGTCTCGGGCCCGCAGCATGTGGGCACGCAGGCAACGGGAGCCTCGTAGTCAAGGTTGTAGAACATGGGGATTGAGTAGCGTTCTTTCCCCGTTCGGTTGATAACGCGGTGCAGATTCGACAGCCAGACATCGTTGGTCCAGCGCTGCAGCAGATCGCCTATGTTGATGACCAGCGTCCCGGGCACATAGGGCGCGGCAATCCATTCCCCGTCGCGTTTCTGGATCTCAAGGCCCCCAATTGGATCCTGCGCCAGCAGCGTAATGAGACCGTAATCTGTGTGCGGCGCCACGCCGAAGGCGCTTTCCGGAGAAACCGGCGGCTGTGGCGGATAATGGAACAGGTTCATCGACACCATCGGCCGGACGGTGTGCTCGATGAAAAATCGCTCGTCGAGGTCCAGCGACATCGCAAGGAGGCGCAGCAGCTGCCGACCGAAGGAAAAGGCCGAGTCGTAGTAGCCCTCCATCGCATCGCGGAACCATGGCTTGTCCTCCGGCCACTGGTTGGCCCCGTGCAGCGGTGTGCGTGCAACTACGGCCGGATCGTCTGGCGGCAGGTCGTAGGCCATCATGAAGCTTTCCTTCAGATCAGGGACGAAACCGGCATGCTGGTTGATACCTTGGGGCATGAAGCCGCGCATCGTGCGCTTGTCTTGAAACACCTTCATCTTCTCGTCCACCGGAGCCGAGAAGAAGCGTTCGGCTGCCGCGAAGGCGGAGTTCAGCGCCTCTGGCGGGATGCCGTGGTTCTTGACATAGAAGAAGCCGATGGTCCGGCAGGCGTGGTCGAGCTGGCGCGGCAAATCGCCGAGTGGCGCTCCGGTCATGAGCGGTGCTAGGTCGAGGAGAGGCACCTCGTCGCTCGACGCGTTGCGGACATGGCTGGTCATGGTGTCCTCCCTCACAGCATGTCACAGGCTTTGGCCGCAGCGCGGACGGCGTCTGCATCGAAATCGTTGACAGCCTCGAAGAACCCGGGAATTGCGACGATGTAATCCTGGGGCGGGATTTCGCCGTCGACGATGCCGGCCTCATTGAGGAAGCCCTGTAGTCGCCCGAAGCCACCGGTATCGACCGCACCCCACAGTTTGCCGCCGTTCAGCGCGAACGCCTCTGCCATCGAATCGAGTTGGGCGTTCAGGTAGTTCAGGTCGTGGGCGAGAGCGGATTCCTCCGGCACACCGGCGGGCTTGGTTTCGGGGAACGCCTTCCAGTGCAGGCGCACGGCGCACTCCGGGTTCGCCGAGGCGAAGACCGAGGCCATGGCGGCCCCCTTGGTGATGGCGGTGACCATGTCGGGCGAGAGCTCGGCTGTGCCTCGCATGGTGGTCAGCGAATAGCCGGGATAGCGGCGCCAACCCTCGGGTGCGATCTTGTCAATCTCCAGGCCGGCATTCTCGAAGCCGGCCGTGGCCGACCCCCAGTATAGAAGTGCGTCGACCTGACCCGATTTCAACGCTTCAACCGGTGCCGCGCCGAAGCCGACTGGGATCAGCACGACATCGCTTTCCATGTCCATACCCGCCTGGGTGAGATAGCTGTCGAGATAGGGTATGCCGCCCGTGGCCAGTGAGAACACGCCAATGGTCTTTCCCATAAGATCTTTCGCACCCTGGATGCCAGAATCCTTGGGAACCGAGATTGACCAGTCGATCACGTTGTTGCCCATGGCGACGCGTACCGGCAGATCGTTTTCAACATTCGCCTGCACCACTACGCTGGCATCGACCTGGGCGAAATCAGCATTTCCCGCGACCATCTGCTGGATCGCCTGCAGCGAGGCGCCCACGGGCTCGACGCTGACGTCAAAACCGGCGTCCTTCCAGTAGCCAAGAGTCAGCGGCAACGTCAGCATCGGGTAACCCACGTTCAGAACAGAGGTGCCGACGGCGATGGTCACCTTTTCCTGCGCGCACGCCGGAACGGCGGAAGCGGACAGAAGTAGGGCGGAGGTGAGGTGGAGAGCTGTCTTCATTGAGGTTCCAGTCAGATAGGGCGCGTCGGCTGCGGGCGTGTTGCGCTGCGGGAATGGAGGTGGCGCGGCCGGCTGCGGCCGCGCCACATGGCGGACTGCGTGCCGTCAGGCGGACTCGGACTCGGCCCGGTATTTCTGGACTGTCCTGAAGCGACTGACGAGGTAGTCGCCCGATGCGATTGGCTCGTGCCGGGGGGGGGTATCCTCGGAACAGCAGGATGGCAGGCACTCGACCGGTGCGTGATAGTCAAGGTTGTAGAACATCGGGATCGAATAACGCTCCTTCCCAGTCCGGTTCACGACACGGTGCGGGTTGGATACGTAGCGATCGTTGGTCCAACGCTGGAACAGGTCGCCGATGTTCACCACGAGTGTGCCATCGATATAGGGAGCCGAGATCCACTCGCCGTCGCGCTTCATCAACTCCAGTCCGCCGATCGGGTCCTGGTTCAGCAGCGTGATCATTCCGTAATCGGTGTGCGGCGCGACGCCGAACGCGTTTTCCGGCGAAGCGGGCGGCTGCGGCGGATAATGGAACAGCCGCATCTGCACCATGGGTTTATTCGTGTATTGCAGGAAGTGATCCTCGGGTAGATGGAGCGCGACGGCGATGAGCCTCAGCATCCTGTCGCCCAACGCCTTCGTTGCGTCAAAATACGTCTCGGCCGCTTCCCGCAGCCAGGGCAGTTCCTCCGGCCACTGGTTCGGCGCGTGCAGTGCCAGGCCGGCCTTCACGTCGGGATCGTCTTCGGGAAGGTCGACCCCGATCTCGTAGCTCTCCTTAAGGTCGGGCTGAAACCCCGGATGCTGGTTGATGCCCTGCTTCATGAAGCCCCGGCGATAAACCGGGTGCATCACGTGCGCTTCCCGCTGTTCCTTGGGCAAGGCGAAGTAGCGCCGAGTCGCGCCGAAGATCGCATTCGTAACGTTTTCGGCCACGCCGTGGTTCGAGATGTAGAAGAAGCCCGTGTTCTTGCACGCCTCATCCAACTGACGCGCCAGACCAGTAATGTCACCGCCATGTGTCAGCGGCGTCAGATCGAGCACTGGAACCTCGTCGCGGCTAGCCATGCGGGGCGTCTGGGTCATGATGGTTTCCTTTTCTTTGGAGGTTGGCATGTCACGCGACCACCACGTCTGCATTCGCGTCTGACCAGAACAGGACACGCCGCTGGACAGCGACGACAAGGAGGTGCAGGCCGACGCCGATCAGCGACAGGATGATCAGGATCGCGAAGACCCCGGCCATGTTGAAGTTGAAGTTCATTTGCAGGATCAGGTAGCCGAGTCCGGCCTTCGCGCCCACGAACTCGCCCACGATCGCCCCGATCACCGACAGTACTGCAGCCACGTCAAGCCCGACGAATATGTAGGGCAGAGCCTGTGGAAGGCGGGCCATTCGGAAGATCTGCCAGTCGCTCGCGGTGCAGGCCTTCAGCATGTCGATCTGGTCCTTCGGCGCCGAGCGTAGGCCGACGATGGTGTTGGCCAGCAACGGGAAAAAAGAGATCGTGGCAGTGATGATGATCTTCGAGGTCAGGCCGTAGCCGAACCAGATTACCATGATCGGCGCTATGGCGACTTTCGGCAGCGTCTGAAAGGCGACGACATAGGGGTAGATCAGCCGCTCCATGAATGCAGAGAGGCCGACGAGTACGCCCAGCGCGATGCCGACCGAGGCGCCGATGACGAAGCCCGCCACGATCTCCCAAAGGGTCACCAGGATATGCGGCAGG